GGCATTTGTTGCTATCGATGAGGGCAATTATGTAAATATTACTTCTATAGCAAATATATATTTAGATAACGAAACAACCGCGTCACAGCGGCAGACCGATAGCGCCAGAATATATAAGGATGATGGCTCCTACCCTGTTCTTGATCCAACTACAAGTGGTTACGGTATTGATTTAAACTGGCAAAATGTTGTTTATGTTGTGTCTACAGGTGGTAGCTCGCTAACTCCGTCGGAGCAGGCACAGCTCACTTCCATACAAGGCAAAACCGACTCTTTAACGTTTACTCAGGCGGGTCAAGTTGACGCAAACGTTAAATATGTTCATGACATAGAAGTCGATGGAACTGGAACGACTAGCGATCCATGGGGGCCTGCCTAGTGAGTGCTTGGGGTGATAGCTGGGGCACCTCATGGGGTGATTCATGGGGAAGTATTGAGGCTGAAATACTTATAGGCGCCTACCAAGGGTTATATCTTGGTATGTATGCAAAAATTTATGAAAGATAGTAGTATATGAATAAATCAATAGGGCTTTACTAATGACTACATATGTATTAAACGCAAAAAACCCAGAAAGCCGTGAGTTTACATTTCGTGGCGATCTTTGTGTATGCGCTGAGGGTAGCGGAACATTCCGCTTGCTTCGCGAAATGGATAATAAGTTTGTGGCTGTCACTGATAGTCATGGCCAACCGTTAGAGTATGGCGCAGTAGAAGGAGTGGCATTCAATAGTCATTTTTCCTGTAATGTTTCTTGTAGGTACAAAATTAGTGCTACAGGTGATCTAACTGTAACAATTAAGAAGGAGAAGTAAGTATGAACTTAACAACTCCAAGTACAGATCTTAAAGCGCTTCAAAAGCAGAATGATCTTTTTAAGCAATTGAAAGCTGAGCATGACAAGCAGTTAAAAGACATTACAAAAGGACAAGATATTGAGCAGTTAAAAGCAAGGGCCAAAAAAATGCTTTTAGAAGCCAAGGAGGAAGCCGCCCAAATCATAGCAAAGGCTAAGCGCGGCGTTGAGCAAGTGGAAAAGTCTAAGGCTGGATATGAAAGCCTTAAGGGTAAGCTTGAGGAATCAAGTAGTGAGACTCAGGCGGCAAACGAGGCGGCAAAAAAAGCTAAATCTGAAGCACAAAAAGCTAAATCTGAAGTTGAAAACTTAAAGGCATCTCTAGAGCAAAGTCTAAAAGACGCAGAAAAGCAAAAGGCAGACCTTAAGGTAAAAACTAAAGAACTTATAAATATTTTGGTGCGGTTTAGTGGGTCTATTAATTAACGATACTACCCAGGTTAGCGTGGCTGTGGCTGGGGGACCAAGGTTCTCAGTCAGGCGCGGCGATGTAGCAGTGCTAAGAAGTACAAATATGGCGGGAAGTGGGGTAGTTACACTTTATTACATATCGCCTGATGGTAAGACGCTAGGCGAATCAACCATGGACGACGGGACGGTGGTCACTTTGACACCTACAAACCCTGAAAGGATGGTCAATGTCCCAGGTATGTATACGGTTGCGGTAACTTCGGCGTCTTCAGTTAGTGGTGTTGTGTTTGTTGATCAATAGGAGTCTAGTTATGCCATACGGCAAAAGCAAAAAGAAAGGCAAAAAGACAAAGCCAAAAGGCAAGTAAACAGTAATACAGTTAAAAATGAGCTACAGAGGTAGATTTGATGGCAACAACAAGAGCAAATCAAAACAGAAAGATACGACAAGACGCTTTAAGAGACCAATTATCAAACCAAAAGCTTGTCGAAAAAGTAATTGATTCTATTAGGGAAATAGACGAGCTAGCATCGATTAACATAAATGACTACTCTTCAGTAGAGGAGTACAACGCAGATGTTATTGCAGCTAAGGATAAGGCTAACTTAATCAAAATATCTATTGACTCTAGGATGCGTTTGGTAAGTAAGTATTTGCCGGACCTTAAGAGTACTGAAATAACGGGCGATTCTGAAAGCCCGGTAGTGATTAGTCAGCCTGTCTTGTTTGTTGACCCCGAATGATAAAAGTACAGCTTGCGCCCAAGATACGTCAAGCCTTTAAGAAAAAGGACGATCTAGGCGTAAAAATACTAATTCTTATCGGTGGCAGAGCTTCTACCAAGTCAACAGCAGCCGCAGACGTTGTTCTAGCTAAAACACAAGCTGGCGAAAGGTGGTGCTGTGGTCGTGAATTCTTAAACTCTATCGAGGATTCTTGCCAAGCTATGCTTGAGGAAGAGATCGAAAGGCTAGGGTTTAACGGCTTTGATGTGCAAGCTAATAAGATTAAGCACGCCTCCGGGGGTGAAATATTTCACAAGGGCTTGGCTAGAAATCCAGCTTCTATCAAATCTATCGTTGCTGATGGTATTTGGATTGAGGAGGGTGAAACCCTTAGCGATAAGACGCTTAAGGTTTTATCCGCCTCTTTCCGTGTGTCAGCAGGGAAGAAAGCAAGAGCAAAGAAGGAAGGGAAAAAGGCTAGGTCGCCTGATATCGTTATTACGATGAATAGAGGAAGCTCGAAAGATCCTATATCACTAGAATATTTGTCACATGCCGAATCAACTATAGCCAAGCAAGGCTGGTATGCAGATGAAAATGTTCTTATTTGTGAAATTAATTACACGGACATTCCTAGCGAGTGGTTTATTTCTTCAGGGCTAGACGAAGAAAGGCAACGCGATGAACGCTTAATGACCAAGGCCGAATATGATCATAAGTGGTTAGGGAAATACATAGACACTATCGAAAACGCAATTATTCAGCCAGAGTGGTTTGATGCATGTGTTGACGCTCATTTAAAGCTAGAGGGTATAGGTAGATGGGATGCCGGTCAGGAAAGGGTTTCTTTTGATCCTAGTGACGCAGGGAAAGACCCTGAAGCGTTGGCTCATCAAAAGGGCAATGTTGTCTATGAAGCTATGAGCGCAGACGCAAAGGATATTGAGGAGGCGTGTAATTGGGCGTGCTCCTATGCCAATGATAAGCGGGTGGATTCGTTTACATGGGATTGTGACGGAATGGGCATAGGTCTTAAATCTCAGGTTTCACAAGCATTTAGAGGTAAGAGGGTTGATATTGATCAATTCAAAGGCTCTGAAGGCGCTTTTATGCCTGATGATATCTACCAAGAAATAGATATTGATGAACGAGCTAAAACCAAGACCAACCAAGAAACCTTTGCTAATCAGCGAGCACAATTCTATTGCCATCTTGGTGATAAAATGTTTAAAACGTGGCTAGCTGTAGAAAAGGGGCGATATTTCCCTGTAGACGAAATGATTAGTTTTAGTAAGGATATTAAACATTTGGCGCTGCTTAGGGCTGAGCTATGCAGTATTCCGCGAAAGTTTATAAGTAGTGGTAGAATACAGTTATGGACAAAAGCGGAAATGCTAAAAAAAGGCATAAGTTCGCCTAATATTGGTGATTGTGTGATGATGCTGCAAAAGCCCGTTTTGGTAGAAAAACCATTAACTAAGTTGCCACCTATGAGGTCATGGTAATGAATTACGAAGATCATAAAAGTGTGCTAAGCGCCCTCTCTAAGGATCAAGAAGCAGAAGAAGACCTTAGAAAAGAAATAGACGAAGTTTTAGACTTCCTTAACCACCCTCAAGGCCAATGGGAGCCTAACGTGTGGAGCGAATTTGACGGCAGGCCAAGATATACATTTGATCAATGTAACCCTGCTATATCCAAGGTTTGGGCAGAAATGGCAGCGAATGAGTATTCTGCCAGCGTTCAGCCTGTAGGTAGCGGAGCTACAGAAGAAGTCTCAAATATTATTGACGGTCTTTTTAGGAATATATACAACAATTGTTCTTTTGATGATATATCAATTAAATCCGGCAAAAAAATGATTGCCACGGGTATTGGAGGCTGGAGAGTCGTCTCTAAATACATGAGTACAGAATCTTTTTACCAAGATTTATCTATAATCCCTTTAAACAACTTTCATAGGCGGGTTTGGTTTGATTGTAATGCCGAACTTCAAACTAAAGAGGACGCAGGCCACGTTTTTATACTGAGCAATATGTCTGTTTCTGCGGCTGAGAAGCTAGCAAAGCGAAAGATTGAAGGCGTCAATGACAACCGGCAAAGCTCCTCTTATTCTTATAAGCCTGATGATACCGTAATTATTGGCGAGGTTTTATATAAGAAAAAAGTATCAAAGACCATTTATCTTATTGATGATGACAAGTTAAGCGTTGTAGACGATGAAGGGCTTGCCGAAATGGGGTTAACGCCTGATGACGCATTAGACAGCCGTGAAACTGAAGAATGCCAAGTATGTACTCGAAAGTTTGATAACGCCGATTGGATTGGGGAGCCAAAGCTAACCGTATTTAATTATTTGCCTGTTATCCCTGAGTTTGCCAACTTTGACATATCAGAAGATGGCAAGACGATCTTTCGCGGCTTAGTTCGCCCCGTCATGGATCACCAACGAGTATTTAACTATTCGGAGTCTCGCAAAGTTGAGGAATCTGTGCTGGCGCAACGTAAAAAGCTAATGGTCGATAATCGTGTGGCTGAAGGCTATGAAAAAGAATTTGGCGACATAAACAGAGACCCTAGAGCGGTCCAATTGTTTAACGGAAAAGGCGCCGATAACGCTAAAGTCCCATTCTTTGAAACTGGCGGCCCTACTCCTAACACTGCAATAACAGAGATTAGCGCAGATATGATTAGGAATATGCAGCTAACGCTAGGATTACCCAATGAACTTGAAACAATAGCGTCAACTAAGAAAGATAGCGACTATAGATTTGAATCACGCTCATCTATGGGCCAAGTGGGCACGTTTGAATATTATCGTGCTCATAAGGTGGCATTAGAGCATACAGCCAAGGTTATTTTAGGTGCCATACCTAAAGTATACGATACAGCCCGCAAGATAAGAATCATTGACGAATCTAACCAAAGTTCTGAAGTGGATATCAACGCAATTGACCAGTCAACAGGGGAGAAAATTAATAATTTGCTGACAGGTAAATATGATGTGGTTATAAATATGGGTAAGGACTTCGAATCTAGGCAGGCAGACGCCAATACTGCAATATTGGAGTTAGGCTCTGTGAACCCTGATGTTGTAACAAGAAACACCGACATTATTGCAACTAATATTAAGGCGCCAGGAATGCGCACAGTTGCAGACAGAGAAAGAGCTTTCTTGATGCGGCAAGGGCTAATACCTGAAGAGCAATGGACTGAGGACGAAAAACAAAAGGTAATGATGGCTCAACAGCAAAACCAACAGCCAGACCCTAACGCCTTGATAGCTGAGGCACAGGTTAAGGTGGCTCAAGCTGAGGCTGATAAGGTTCAAACTCAGTTATTAGTAGAGCAAGCAAAGCTTGAGCAAAAGCAGGCTGAAAACCAAGCCAAAGCAATGAAGGAAGCTATGGATTTGCAGCTAAAAGAGCAAAAACAACAAATAGATGAGCTTACACAGTTGATTAGCGGGGCTAAAACCTTGGCTGAAATTGACCAAATGAATGCTCAATCAAACGAGCTGTCTCAACAAGCAGTCCTTATAAATAACACTCAAAGAGAGATTTAGCCGGGAATATTATGAAGACAGTTACATATGTAAGGCCAAGTAACCGGCCAATCGAAATAAACGATACTGAAGAATCTAGGAATTTAGCAAAACGTAGGGGATGGAAGGAGTTTAGAAAGAGGGGTCCAAAAAAACGTCATAGTAACGACAAATTGGACAAACATAATTAATAAAATTAAACTATTAATAGCGACCAACTAAGGTATTTGAGATATGAGCGGAGAAATTCGAGAAGAGATACAGCAAGAGGAAACCCAGCAGCCCGAGCGGGAAGTGCAGCAAGAGGTTGATGAGGGAGTTCAGCAGGAAGCGCAACAGGAAGAAAAGCCCCGAAGCGGATATATAGACTATAACGCTTTGCCTGAAGAGGTTAGAGACACGGTAAAAATGCGTGTTGATGGCGACTTTAGGAAAATGAAGGCGCTAGAAAAGAAAGAATTGGAATATCAGCAGAAGCTAAAAGAATACGAAGAAAAGCTTTCCGAGCTAAATAGGCCAAAAGAAATACAGCCGCCTACAGCAGACGACTTTTATAATGACCCTGAAGGCGCAGAAAAAAGGCTACAAGATTATAATAATTATGTGTCTAAAAAAGTAGATTGGGACACAAGCCAAAAGTTGCGAGAGCAGCATCAGCAACAAGAGATTGAGAGACAGCAGGCCGAGCGCCAGCAGTTGTTTTTGAAGAAAGCAGAAAGCGCGGGAATTAGCCAGCAAGAATTAGCTTATGCGGCTTCTATCGCGGCCCCTGTTTTAGGTGATGACGCACAGTCATACTTAGTGGGTCACGATTACGGTCCACAAATACTAAGGCAGTTAGTTAAAAACCCGATGGATTTACAAGAATTAGCGAACCTGAACCCTTATCAGGTGGGTGTGAAAGTAGAAAACATGGCAAAAAACTTTAAACCTACCAAGGTAACAAAGGCACCGCCACCGGATGAGCCGATACAGGGTTCTGGCGTAGATTCTAAAGATGAATACCCGATCCTTAAAGGCTCCACTATTTTTTAAAGAAAAGATGAGGATTTAGGATTATGCCTAATAACTTAAGTAGTAATGTCATGACTAAAGTCATGAAATCCATTGCGGCGGGCTTTGAGTCCAACCGCGTTTCAACTAAAACCGTAAATACCGAGAACATCAAGGGTGAGCATACCAGCTCTACCGGGGATACTATTTATCGTAAGCGCAAAACGTCGTATCGCGCCGCTGAAACCAGCAGTGGCGATGTTTCTGGTGGTGGGGCAGACAATGATATTCTTGTTGGTCGCATCCCTTACGTTAAGCAAGATGTTATCACCGTTAAGGCTCAGTGGGACAGCGTAGAGGAAGCGCTAGAGCTTAATCAGCTTGATGAATTACTCGCCCCCATGGGTGAAGAACTTGTAACTCGTGTTGAGCGTAACTTTAACGACTACATGATTCAAAACTCTGGTTTGACTTTTGGTACTCCTGGGACAGCGGTAGACGCCTGGACGGATGTAGCTTACGTTGAAGCAATGATGAATGAGATTGGTGTTCCTTCACAGGGTGAAAAGTACTACCAAATGAATAGCTTTACCGGCGCAGCTTTGGCAAGCGCAACGACCGCTATTAACCAAGAGGGTCTTGTCAAGACTGCATTTGAGCAAGCTCAAGTTCCATCACCGCTTGCCGGTTTAATCCCTCTTAAGTCTAACGCTTTGCGTTCCTTTACTTCTGGTGATGCTTCAGGTGATAGAGAAGGAGCGCTTAACGGTGCGCCTGATGTTACTTGGGCAAGCGCAAAAGACACAATGCAGCAAACTATTACTGTAGACGGTTTTGGTGCTAACACCACAATTAAAGCGGGTGAAACCATTCGGATTACAGGTAAATACCACGCTAACCCAAGCAATCAAAATGTTTTGATTGATGAGACGAACGCTAGGGTTGAATGGTGTTGGACTGTGGTTAGCGATGCAACGCTTGATGGCTCTGGCGCCGGTACAATCACAGTGACGAATGCGGCAATCTTTGACGCAGCAAGTAATAATCAGTATGACAACATTAGCGCCGCGCCAGCGGATAATGATGTAATTACCATTTTGGGTTCTGACTCTACACTTTATAAGCCTAACTTGGCTTATCACAAAGACGCATTTTCATTTGCAACTATTCAGTTACCAAAGCTTTATGCGACTGACTTGAGCTATAAATCTGCTGATGGCTTGACATTTCGTGTTTCTCGCTATTCAGACGGCAGTGCTAATCAGCAATTGCTTAGAGTTGACCTTGTGCCTGCTTTTGGTGTTTCAAATCCGTTGCACTCGGTTCGGTGTTTCGGCAAATAAGGCTATATCAAAAGCCTTCAAGCTTAAAAGGGGTGGCGTTAGCTGCCCTTTTTTATTTGTGGTAAAGTTGTCTGAGAGGTCTAATTATGATTGCATCCGACTTAATACGTGACGCTTATTTAGAGATAGGCAAGTCTGCCGCTGAGCAACCGATAACCGGCGACGAAACACTAACAGCTATACGATATCTAAACAATATAGCCTATTCAAAGGCTCATATAATTACGGATTACACCGTAATCGAATCGGCTAGCGACGAAATAACATCTTCTGATTCTTTTAATTTGTGGTTTATTAAATCTTTGGCAATAAAGCTAGCCCCTCAGTATGGACAGCTAGAGTCATATTTGCCGTTAAAAGAAGACGAAAAGGACGCTTGGCAGTCTGTATTAATTGCTAATAGTCGAATCCCAGCGCCGCAACTTAACAGCAATGTTCCTTATGGTTCAGGTAATAGAAGTAGTTCTAATGGATACTCAGATAGATTTTATAAAGAGTCTGATGGCGGCGTTCTTACCGAACAAAACGCACAGATTATCGTTGAGGATGACACGTGAGCTTACTTAGAGATGGCATAGACTTGCCGTTTACTAACGGCTTTTATCAATCTAGAAGCCTCGGGCTTTCTGCTCAACAATGCATTAACTACCGAGCAAATATATCTCCTGTTGGCGCTCTTAGCGCCGAGTCCTTGTATCAAACGGAAGGCATAAAAGGCATCATTGATTCGCCTGGAAGTGTTACGTGTCGAGGCTCGCACACTATGAACTCGATACCCTACGAGGTTTCCGGTAATACGCTCTATAGAATAGATCGAACTGTAAACCCTGATTTAACAGAAGTTTATACAAGGGTAAATCTTGGCACTATTGAAGGTTCTGGCCGTGTAATCATGGCGTCAATATGGAGTAGTACTGGTTATGAAATGGCAATTGTTGTACCTGGACAGTTTGCCTACTACTACACGGAGTCAGGCGGAACAGTAGAGAGCCTGATTGGCCTAACAAACTTTGACAACCCAGTTAATGACGTAATTAGCATTAATGGTTTTTGCGTTTTTCTCGAAACTGGAACCAATAGGGTCTTTCACTCAAATCTTAATAACGTGGCGTCATACAACGCTTTGGATTTTGAGCTTATAACTCGGACGCCAAAAGTTATTGGCCTTATATCCTTTAGAGGGCAAATGTTTATTATGGGTGAGGACCAAATTCTCCCCTATACTTTTGTCGGTGGCTCTAATTTTGTATTTCAGTACCAACCTAATTCATCGATTCCAAGCGGGCTGAACAGCCTTCACGCCAAAGCTATAACTAGGCAGTCATTTTGCTATCTAGGGGGCGGCAAGAATGAAACGCCCGCTGTATGGTTGTCAACAGGAACATACCCGCAAAGAATAAGTAATGATGCTATAGAGTACTTAATTAGAGATATCAATATTTTAGACCAAGCATACATAATGTATTTTGCGATTGATGGCGGCGAGTTTATAGCGCTAAAAGTAGGTGGGTATTGCTTTGTCTATGACCTTTTAACGGGTCGATGGCATCAAAGACGGTCAAGCGTTGGTGATAATGAGGTAGCTTGGCGCGTTTCGTCGATAACAAAAGCTTACGGCAAGCTTATTGTTGGCGATGATATTGACGGGCGAACAGGTTACTTGTCGAATGATAATACGGAATACGGGGTAAATGTTCGACGATCATTCATCATGCAGCCTTTTGACAATCGCGGTAGGCACGTATCATTAAAGTCCTTGGTTTTGGCTATGGATACAGGTTATGACGGCGATATGGTGCTTGAGTGGTCTGATGATGACGGCCATACGTGGTCTGACGGGTTGCAGCGTGGTGCTGGCGGTATTGGTGACTATGGGCGCCACGTTAGATGGGATAGATTAGGGTCTTCTGCATATTCCCGCACATTAAGGTTTGGCACCTCTTCAGATTCGAAAGTCAACGTTAACAAAGTGATAGCCTTGCCATGAGTTTGTTGCCTCATATAGTCGACAAGATAGTTAAGACAAGCCTCGAAGCGTCTGAGGTTATGCGCGCGTGGATGGAATCAGTTAACGATCACATAAATAGTCGTAGTAAATTTGGATTTATTGATTATAACGATACCAGCACGTCTGCATCGCCTATTCTTTTAGTGGCGGATGAGTGGACAGATATCCCCAATGATGGCCTTGGGGCGTTCACAAACAAGCTCTATACTCCCGAAGGTGTTAGCGAGCTGCTAGATACGTCAACAGGCTACTTGGATTTTTCTGACATAGCTCTAGGTAGCGAAATCATAGTTCGAAACGATTTCACAGTAACCCCAGGAACTAATAACGCATTGCTTGAAGCCCGGTATTTGCTTGGCGTTGGGGCAGGTGAATACGCTCTTCAATTTTGGTCTGAAAGGCTGGATAACGGCAGTGGTATAGGCTATCAGAGAGTAACATCATTCCCTATTTACATGGGGGACACTAACACACAATCAAACCCGGCAAAGCTACAGATTAAGCTTTCAACGACTGGATCCGTGGTTAATGCTGGTGTCTATATTTCTATAAGGTCTGCTTGATGGCTGTCACTATTTACAAAGATTCTAACGCTAACGCTATTTTTATAGAGGACTCTAACGGCGCTCAATTTCTTAACTCGTTACAGGCCACTAGTGATGGTCTAACTTGTACCGTGCATGATTTGGCTAGAGATATTGAAATTATTAGTACTGCGCAGTATGACGACTTTTTAGATGAGGCAGGCAACCTTTATGGCAACAATGCCACCGAGGTATGCAACGCCTTAAACGCTATATTTGTTGCGTCAGGAACGCCACTAACAAACATCCCGGAAATAACATCAAGTCTTACCGCTACGATTGTAGCGGGTGAAACACTTAATTATGAGCTTACAGCTAATTATGGTGTAGGCTATGAATGGGACTTAACAAATGTTCCAGGGATCACCACGGTTGACGGAAATGTTAGACTATTAATAGGTGGATCAAGCTTGGCAGAAGGCACTTATAACATTCCTGTTAAAGCGATAAATTATAACGGAGAAGACTCTGAGACAATAGTTTTAACGGTTTCTACACCCCCATTCGCAAACACTAAAAGCGTAAGGTTTAACAACCAAGATTATTTAGGGGCAAACGCCAGTCTTTTAAGTGGTGTCTTAGGAAGGACTGGGAATGGCTCGGGCGCTTCTGACGCATGGACTATTTCGTTTTGGTTTAACCCCTCTACAGCATCTCAAGGCCAAACTATTTTTTATTTTGGTGACAATGATGTCGCTAATTCCGGGTATATAAATATTAGATATTTGGGATCTACCGACAAAATAAGGCTCCAGTATGGCACTAATAACAACTATGTTAGGTTTCAGTCTGCAAATGTGTCACTTCCCGCTAATACGTGGTCGCACGTTTTAATATCCTATGATGGCGGAACAACGGGGGCGGCAAGTGGGAGCCTAAACGATTATTACAGTAGGTTTAAGGTTTTTTTTGATGGTGTTAACGTTATATCGGGTGGCGCTTGGTCTCATAGGAATTACGGATACACTGGAAGCATAGACCCTGACAATTTAAGGGTTGGCCGCTTTAATTCAGGTAACTACATGCGGGACAACTGTAAGGTTGACGAATTAGCTATATGGGATAGTGATCAAAGCGCGAACGTGTCCGACATTTACAATAGCGGGTCGCCGTTTGATTTATCAACTTTAACTAGCGGTCCTACGCATTGGTGGCGCATGGGCGACGGCGATACATACCCAAACCTAGAGGACAACGGATCGGCTGCAAATTGCACTTTTGTTATGTACAATATGACCAGTGCGGATATAGTGAGTGATGTTCCTTGATGATTGAGATAGAAAACTTTTTAGATTTCCCCGAAAACATTATTGATTACGCAAAAGAGGCTAACTTTGTTGACGAAGAAAGCCCTTACGACGGCATAGTTTACCCTTTAATATGTAAAGATATTCCAGAGAAAATCCTTTACGACGCAATGTACAATCTTACTTATAAAGCTATGGGAAGGATGCCGAAAGACCCCGTTTGCTTCATGAGGCGAAGCCCGGAAGGCCAGCCAGTGCAGCACAGGTATTACACTGACAACTCAATGGGCGCTTACTCTATGATGCTGTACCTAGAAGATAATCCTGATGCTGGAACAGGGTTTGCTAGGCATGAAGAAACGGGGTTGACTACTGCGCCAGTAACGGCGGCGTCATTAAATAAGACTATTAAAGACTGCAATGATGATAGCAAATGGCAAATTTACAAAGTTGCAGAAATGGTCAAAAATAAAGCTGTGATATTTGATTCACATTTATTTCATGTTGCTTTACCGATTGGCGGATTTGGTAAAGGCAAAGAATCAAGAACAGTTTTTACCTGTTTTTTTAGTTAACGACCCCAAAGCACGCTCACCTGTAATCCGCCGATTCAAAAAAATGTGTGGCGGGGTCTCCAATTTAAGGCGGATTTATGAAGCGCGTTCTATTTGTTGCTGTTTGTAATATATTTTTACTTATTCTTGTTTTATCCCCTCTCGCCCACGCAGAGAAATACAATCCAATGCATTATGAGATCGCATGGCAAGCAATGCACGTAATTGATGTTATGCAGACTTTAGAAATACAAGATCATGAGCACTTAGAGGAATCGCATTCTCACTGGATTATTGGGCGCCAACCCGATGATGATAATGTTTATGCTTGGGGCATTGCATCCGCCCTCGCTCATTATTTTTTAATGAAATGGGTTGATGACAATACTAAATACGGAAAAGTTATAAGGAAAATTGAAGTTGGCTATAAGTTTGGTGTTATACACAAAAATTATCAGGCAGGAATAAGGATTTCGTTTTGATTAGAGAAGCTGAAATACAAGATTTTGAAGCTATACTTGATATGTGTGAAACATTTTGGAAGCACACTCAGTTTGACGAACCTTTTGAACGTGATCACACAAGAAAAATGGTTCAAATGTCATATGATCACGGCTTACTTTTGGTTGCTGATAACGACGGGATAGAGGGGTTTATAGCCGCAGTAGCCTCCCCTCTTTTAGGAAGCTCTAGCGCCATAGCGGCGACCGAGTTGGCTTGGTGGGTAAACCCAGAAAAACGTGGTAATATGTCAGGGGTGAAACTTTTATCTTCACTTGAGCGCTTATGTATAAAGCGAAATGTTAAGTACTTAAATTTGGCTTATATGCAGTCAAGCATGCCTGAAAAAGTTCAAAGCATGTATGAGCGAATGGGTTACAAACTGCAAGAAACTTTATACACAAAGGTGATAAATGGGAGCGATAACATCAGCAATAATAGTGGCAGGAGCAGCGGCCTATTCCGCAGACCAACAAAGGAGCGCGGCTAACGAAGCTGCAAGACGGCAATCTGAGGGCGTTAGGCAGGGACAACTAGAAGCCAGAAACGCAACCGAAAGAGCCAGAAATGTATTAACGGGCATGGCAGAGCCTCAACAGCAACAAATTGTTCAAAGGCAGGAGCTTGACGTTGAAAGGCAGCAACTCCTTGATGAGATAGAAAGCCTAGAAAATAGGAGGCCTTCTGGAAGGGGGCGACTACTTCATGAACGTACTCTATCGAGGGCTAGGCAGCGGTTAAATGATTTCGATGCAAACAGGGCGCAAGTTGAGTCTCAAGCTAGGGCGCAATCTTCTATTTCTTCAGGTCAAAACGCTACACAGCAACCCGTAGGCCAAACGGGTTCTACATTGTCAGATGTCGTGCAAGATGCGCAGCCAAACGAAGCGGCGCAAGTAGACATATCGCAGTTGCCAGCAGACCCACGACGCGAATTGCTAACCGGAATTCTTGGTCAGTTAGCTTTTACTAACCAAGGGTTTACAGGTGCACAACAGACACTATCACCGTTAGCGCAAAGTGTTGCGCCTTACCTACAGCAGCAAGCAAACCTACTAGGCGTCGGTGGTGACGCTGCTAGGCAAGAGGCTATCTCCCAAATTTCAGACCCATTAGCGGCTGAGCAAGAAAGAGCGATATTAAGAAATAATGCTGCTTTGGGCGGTGTTGGCGGTAATGTATTGTCGCAGCTTGCAGAGCAAACGAGGTCTAGGACGGAGGCGAATATAAGCAATAGGCTGGCCGATCTTGGAAGGGCTGCTTCGCCCGGTCTTAATGCACTTCAAAGCTTGTCAAATCTAAGGCTTAATCAGGGCCTAGGTATGTCAGACGTTATTGGGGTTGGATCTAGGGATTTGGCAGCGCAAGAAACAGCAAGGCGTCAGGCTTTGGCTAATTTAGAGTTGGGACTAGGTTCAGAGCTTACGCAATTAGCTCAAAACCTCGGTACTGCTAGAGCTGGCGGAGCGGCCTTTGCGGCGCAATCCCCTAACCCACTTTCGGCGGGCTTGACGGCTGGACTAGGAGCTTACACTGGTGCCGGTGGTACTTTTGGAAGCAACCAAATAGCACCGCAATCAGCAATGAATGTTCGAAATCCAAATATTTACGGGAATATAGCGTAATGGTTAGTCCTTTACAGTCAATAGCGGCAGGTTTAAGACCTGCAAGTGACCCTCTTATGCAAGTTGGAGACATACTTGCTAGAGGCCGTCAGGTTAATTCTAATTTGCAGAGCCAAGACTTGCAGCGTCAGAACCTACAGCAGCAAATGAGCCAAAGACAGCAGGCAATGACGAATGAGCAATCATTGGGTGCTGCTCGATACCTCAACTCGCTAGGAAAACAACTTTTATCAGTGGATGAGTCACAATGGCCGCAAATATTAGGACCAAATTTGCCGCAACTACAGCAGCTAGGCTATACCCCTGAGATATTGCAAGGCATGACGCGAGAGCAGATACAGGGCGTGGTAGCTCAAACAGAGCCTTTAATGCCCTTACAAGCTCAGAAAGATAAGGACACATCAAACATTAGAGATTTAAGAGAGTACGAGCGACTTGTAAAGCGTGACCCTAAATTAGCTAAAATGTTTGCCAAAGATGTCGGTTTGCTTCCAAAAGATAAGCCGATTAGTGCTGTTTCTGAGAAAAACTTAATAGATGCTCAATCTAAGTTTATGGACTCTAAGACTAAGGCTACAGAATATGATTTGCTTGCGGATGACTTTTTAAGATTTAAAGATTCTTTACCTACGGGTAAGTCTGCAACAATTAGCGAATTTATTAAGTCGTCCACTGGTACTCAAGACGAAGAGACCGAGCTTAGACGAAGATTGCAAAAGGTAAGACTTTCGCAGGCGCTTAAAAACTTGCCGCCCGGACCTGCAACCGATAAGGATGTAGCCGAAGCAATGAAAGGCGTTCCTAAAGAAAACGCTTCTGTTGATCAGGTTTTACAATTTTTAAGAGGTTCGGCAAAAATTGAATCTTTAGAGGCCGACTTTCAAGAGTTTAAAGCTAATTATATTTCAGATAATGACGGATCAAAAGGTCTTATAAAATCTTGGAAGCAAGCCATTAAAGATGGAAAAATAGATTCTTACAACGATGTTGTTAGCGGTGGGACTTCTAGTGAGCCAGCCGGTATTAGATTTTTAGGGTTTGAATAATGCCAATAGCAAAAGTGCAAATGCCGGACGGGCGTATAGCTAGAATTGAGGTTCCAGAGGGGACGACTCAAGACCAAGTTATTCGGTTTGTAAATGACAATCAGGCAAATTTTGATGGCGCCCCCGCAGAAGCGCCTACGGTAAATCAGCCTATACAGGCTGAAACCCCTGTTGTTACGCCAAGCCAGCCTACTGGTTCAGAGCTATTGATACAGCAAAAAAACCAAGACATGCCGCTAACCATTATGCAGCAAAGAGCGGCAGCAATGGGTGTAGATCCTCAGGCCTCAGATAGAGCGGTGTTAACTTCTGATAGGGAAATTAGATTAAAGCAGCTACAAGAAGAAAATCCTTTTCTATTCGATATAATACAAGACTTAAATCCCGCCGAAGCAGCAGCTATCGGATTTCAGCAAGGTCTAAGAACTATTGCAAGGGGAGCTGGAAAGGTGGCGGGTCAAAATCTTTTTCCTGAAGTTAACGATCCGGCATTGCAAAAATTGCAAGAAGCTAGTACAGCAGCAAATATAGGCAAGATAGCTGGTGAGGCCGCTCCATTTGCAGCGGCGGCGCCATTGACCGGCGCGGCGGGAACCGGCTTACAAATAACTAGAGGTGGAACTCAAATTGTACCGCAAATCGCATCAACAAAAGGTAGAGCGCTTGCTTCAGGCGCCTTATCGGGCGCAGAAGGGGCGTCTATCGCAGCCGGACAAGACAAGTCAGGTTCGGAGGTTGCTTTATCGGCACTTCTCGGGGGAACTTTGGGGGCTGGCGCAGAAATTTCTATTCCTGTCATTAATCGCAGCGCTCGTAAAGTTTTAGATAAGCTTGGATTTAAAGGTGGCAGGGCGATTGATGATAGTGGCAACTTAACTCAAGAAGCTATAACCACCCTAAGAAATGAAGGTGTTGAGGTTGACGAGTTTTTAAAAGAAACTTTCGAAAACGCCGATATTGGCGACGATGCAAGACGTGCTGTTTTTGAAAATCTCGGAATTACCCCTACTCAAGCGCAAGTAACAAGAGACAAAAATTTATTTAGTGATCAGCTAGAAGCCTTTTCTCAAGAGGGGCAAGTCACCCAAGCTATCGAAAGGCAGGATAGAGTATTAAACGATCTTGTCAGAAAAGAGGTTGGCTCTATTGGTGGTGTTGCTGAAAGGGCTAGTCAGTCGGTATCTGACGCAATTATAGATAAGGCTGTACAGCTAGATGATAAAATAGTGAATATTTATAGGCAGGCTGAAGAGGCGGCGCCAAACGCTAAGAATGTTAAATTTAATAACGCTGCTAGACTGCTAAAAACTAGCGCTGGTTCAAATGACGCTACCGGCGGTGTTATTTCTGCCCTTAAAGGAAAAATGGAAAGTATGGGAGTCCTTAACGACTGGCGTGCTAGCGGTAGAGTCTCAGTACAGCAGGCCGAAGAGTTAAGGAAGTTTGCCAACTCTCTATTTGATTCGTCTACTAGTTTTGGCCGGGGTTTTATAAGAGATTTTAAGAACAGCTTAGATTCAGACGCGCTTGACGCTTCGGGAAAAGACTTTTTTGGTCAAGCTAGGCAAGCTAAAGCCGATTTTGAGAAAGGGCTTTCGACGACATCTAAAAGCAATTTTAGCAAGCGCAAAAAATCCCTAGTAAGAGATATTCTTGAGGAAAAAATACCAGAAGATAAGATAGCGGAGCGCGTTGTTTCTAGAGGTTCGGCTTATGACGCCAAGTCTTTAGTTGAGCTTAGAGACTATTTGACTAGCGGTAACGAGGCTCAGGTAGCGCAAGGGATTGAGTCGTGGAATGATATTAGGTCTCAGGCGATGAAAAATATATTTGATAGCGCCTTTAAAGGCCCTGCTAACCGCGAAGGGGTAAGACAAATTACTAGAGCCGGAATAGAATCAGGCATTAAAAAGATAGGACCACAAAAGTTTAATGTCCTTTTTTCGCCTGATGAGAGAAAGTTTTTAACGGATATTCTTAGCGTCTCCTATCTTAGGGAGCCGCCACCGGGCGTTAAGGCTTCACCGTCAGGACCGGCAATTAGAACTTTGCAGTCTGCGCTTTCTAGACTGCCTTATGTGGGCGGAGAGATAGCAAACAGACTTATCGATGACGTAAGGAAAAAAGCAACTGAAAAGCGCGTATTGGATCTTGTTGATATGGCAGAAAGAGCTTCTAAAAAGAACAATGAAATGTTTGAGAAAAAACTAAGAAATAGCAAGGCAGGAAAAGCGTTAACCGCATCACCATTGATAGCGGTCCCTGCATTAGCAGAGGAGGAAGAATGAGCAACACAAGAGTATTTACAGACCCAAGGTCGCAACACTTTAAAAGTGACGGTGTTTCTTCCAATTCATCTGGCAAGCTATATTTTCGAGAGCCGGGTAGCGGAAGTACGACACTAAAAGCTATTTATTCAGATAAAGAGTTGTCTGTTCAGCTTCTCAACCCTGTTACGCTAGATTCCAACGGTAGAGCGCCTGAAATCTTTTTGGATGGCGATTATAGCGTGGAAATGACCGATAGTTCAGACGTTCAGATATGGCGTATTGACAATTATCAGCCGCCAGAGGTTGAGGGACAGTTTGCAGAATGGGGTTCGACATTTACATATGCTGTAAATGATTACGTTAGATACACGGACGGTAATTATTACGTATCACTACGCTCTGGTAATGTGGGCAACGTCCCAAGCAGTTCGACCACATATTGGAGTCAGGCATTTTTTATAACGGTTTACAACGCTAGCAAAAGCTATAGTGTTGGCGACCTTATTTATTATGACGGAAATCTTTACACATCACTAACAAATTCAAATCGAGGCAACACGCCAAGCACCAGCTTTGATGACTGGCGACGACCTGGGGTTAGTGTCCCCAATGTTACAGGGTTTTCAGGCCAAATTGTTAAATATCAAAGGTCTGACCCTGGAAGCCTCTTATTTATAGTTTTTGATAATTTTGATGGAAGCCCACCTCTTTTTGCTGAGGACACTTGGTCATCTATAGGCCCCACGGGTTCTGGTGCTGATGTCATTTGGACCGAGCTTGACGATTTACCATTAAATGCAGCATTTCTGACTGTCTCTGTTTCATTATGGGCCAGTAGAAATTCCGGGTCATCCCTTGAGTATGCGGCTAACTGTGATGTTAGGTCCTCAGTAACCCAGCCGGCAACAGGGTTTTTAATTGCGCAAGTTCTTGGGATAGGATCAAGCACCGAGCCAAACAGGCAAAGTAATGGTATTGGAGTTTTCGATGTCCCTCTTTCGCCAACGAATACTTTTGAATTAAAGTATGAACTTTCCGCCAACGTCGATGATAGACAGCTCTATATAAATGCTATCGGATTTTCCACAAAAGAGGCTTAAAATGTCTTACGAAACACGACAAAAGAAAAAAAGTGAATTTACTGCCGATAATGACGTTACTAGCTCATCTGCATTTGACTTTGTAAAAAACGGCATAAACAAAAAGACCACATGGGGGAATATGTTAGCTCTTTTTGAGCAACGTTTTGGCCTTTCGATGTCGGTATATGAAGCCGAAAGCGCGATGATTGCTGATACTGGTCTAGAGCTAGGGAATTACGCTATCGTCGAGGAAAACTATTATGCTGTATATAAGGTTACAAACATTGCGGCAGGTCCGGGCGACGTAACACTGAGTAACGGCCTCACAGCAAGCCAAGAGGGCAAATGTTCCAATAATAATTTTGACTCTTATTCGGACGTTAGGGGTTTAAAATCTTCCGCCTTCAAAGACGGTGACGTGATCACTGTAACAGACGACGGAATAGCAGGTGATTTCGTAGTAAAAACCGGAACAGTCACAGACAACGGCGGCACCCTAATAGTATTTACTGATGATAGTAATAGGTATGCAGAGAGGAGCAATGGGTCTAAAGGTGTAGACTGTCAGCAGTTTGGGGCTGCTGGTGATGGCGTAGCTGATGATACGTCAGCTATCCTTAGCGCTGCTAATGCCTCTAGCTATATAGAATTTCCTCCGGGGGCCTATCTAGTTGATCAGTTTCCAAACATAGGTAGCAAGGATTATGTAGGTATTGGCACCGTTGCTGTAAATATAGCCAGTGACAGTACAGGGCTATCGGGTGAGATATGTAAGATCATGTCTAACTGTAGGTATGAATATATAAATTTCACCTCCAATATTGTTAGCCTGAACTCCCAAAGAGGGGCTATTGACGATTCTGCTGATATCGTTCTTCAGTCGTGCTCGTTTAATGATTTTACACATGTAGATCCGCTGCCTAATGCTTGGGGTATTCTAATTCAGCGATCTTCCCGCATAACGATTAGAGAATGCTCTTTTGCTGGAAATTCTCAGTCTGATATCGCACTGACAGATAACTGTGAAAATATAAATATATTCAACCCTAAAAACACAGCAGAGGACGGCGTTTATCTAAACGTGGAGCCTAATTCCGGGGTGGGTGTTCGCGGTATGAATGTTGTTGGTGGTCATTATCGACAGGTGGATTTGCTAGAAAATGACAACACCCTGTATCAAAGCCAGCATTTGGTTTTTAGTGGATGTTTGATTGATGTCCTTAGATATGACGGATCTGGCGTTTTGTTTAATAACTGTAGAATAGGCTCTATTGCACCTGAGCCCGCGAGCCTAACAAATCTACATGCAGGCTCGCTAATGATAGATAACTGCACGCTAGGTGAAAACCTGCTAACTGATCCGCACTTTTTTGATGTGTCCCCATCCGATCCTGTGTGTTTTTGGACGTCCACCCATACCGGGGCTACACCAGCGCAAATCAGAGTGGATGACCCTGTTAGTAGAAAATTCATGCGCATAAACCCAAGCAATGAGTCTCAGGGCGTTATTATTTCAACCAGGAATAACATAACCGTTACTCCGGGTGAGCAGTTGATGCTTTTTATGCGGGGAAGAATGAATAATACTGGCACCGGGACTAATCAGGTGGAGAATGTGGTCGTCCAGTGGTTTGATTCCGGTTCCGCGCTTATACAAAATACTATTATAAAAACGAATAAAACGCCCGTTAATGTACAGGGAGATTGGACTAATGATATTTCATTGATAGAGGCTCCCGCGCTTGCTGTTTCTGCAAGAATTAGGTTTACTAATTCTTTTTCATCTACTTATGTGGGAAATCTAGATATAGCTACCGTGGGACTTTTTAGGTTCACACTAAACACTACGGGTGGCAACATGCCTGAGGTTATACGTAGCATGTCCTCATTCGTAACGAAAAAAGACTATATTCGCTCAACTGTTTTTCTTGGAACTAATCAGAATTATGGAGGTATGTTTGTGGGCGAAAGGATTATACGAGAAGTCCCAGCTATAGGGTCACCTAAGGCGTGGTCCTGCACTGCACTGCCTGCATCTCAAGGATTTTCAGGGACGACTGTGAGTGAGGGAAACTTATAATATTACAGCTTCTTAATACAAATATAGGGATGATCTTTAATCATAATATCGATCATCCTTGAAGCTTGCTCTGGCCACTTCGAAACCGTTACACCAAATCGCCCCATATCTCATTTGTTTCATTAGGTTCATGTGGTCATACTGGTTTTGTTTTGTCGTGTTTGCCGTATATCAAACATCAAATATTCATCCCCTTTGTCGACAATCACCTTTTTGATATTCGCCTCATAGATTTGATTGTCGTTAAAGTGGTATTTTTTTTGTAGTATATCGATAAGCGGTTTTATAGGGTTGTCAAAATCGCTAGCGGAAGAAGAGAAGCCGAACTCGATATCAATCTTTAGTGGTCCTTCTAAATTTCCAATTTGTTTTTTGTTCGGTAAAAGATAAAGTAGTTCCTTTTCATATGCCTTATATTTATCGGTTTTGTACCGCCTTCCTTTCCACGCCTTGTTAATACTAAGAGGTTTTATGTTTATTTTCATTACCTCCCCCAATCCATAATAGCGTCGTAAACGTCTTGTGGCGGTAGATCTACGTCGTCACACAAACCGCTTAGCTTGAGGCTTTTAAGGTTCTCTACGTGCGCGCCCCATAAATCGCAAAGCCTTTTACCGGTCATATCTATAAACCGAGCCGTTGATCCGTTTGGTGTGGACTTAAACTTGTCGCACGAATAGCACAAAGGCAATAAATACCAGTGCCCAGCATGAACCTTGTTATGCTTAAATGTAGCTCCTAGCGCGTGATCAACAATGCTAGGCCCTGGTTGCCCACACACAATACAGTCACACTCTTTTGTATACTTTGCAAAACGCCGCTCTTTAGTGTTAGCGTGATTAGTTGTTTTACTTCTTGGTCTTTGCATATCTAACCCCCGTACCCAGAGCAAACAAGCAGATCAACAACTATTTCACCCTCTTTAGTTAATCTTGTCCCGCTTCTTTGTATTTTTATAAGCCCTTTGTTTCTTAGGGCTTCATAGGTTACATAAATGTGCTTGTCATCGTCTTTTATTTCAGCGAGATACATAAGCGCTTTAATTTGCCTATTGGTTAGAGACAGCCTAAAGGCTGATTCTCTGACATAACTTTTAAATGCTTTATTCATACTGGTATCACCTTCCAGTTGTAGAAAATGCCCTTCATGCCTTTAAACGCTTTTTTTACCGCGCCTGCTTCATTTTCGGCGTCTATAACAATTTCTAATAAACTGTCTCCGTATTTTCCCTTCACCCAAAACTTAACTATGTAGATAACGCTACGCATAAGCCATACCTCTAAATTTATTTAGAGCGTGCAAAGGGCTTACGCCATGCTGCTCAATAGAATAAAAGCTGCTTTTAGCGCACCAAACCTCAAAATCTTTGCCTTGATATTTACAAAGCAAATAAATATGTGGTTTTGCGTTACCTATGTATTTTTTATGTTTTTTGGATCTTTTCATATTTCACCTGTTGTTTGGCCACTCGGGCAATTGGATACCGTATTCAGTGGCAATATGGCCGCTTATCGCCAAATAAACCTCTGATGGGTCAACGCTATTCTGTTGTTCTGTTGAGGTTTTCCCCAAAACCCCGCTTAAATATTCTTTATAGATTGAGTTTTTAAACCTAAGCATAGTCCAAGGAAGGACTTTATTAGGGTTTAAGGGGGTGTGATACCACATTTGGCTTTTATTCAAAGTATCTGCGCACTCTCGACACCAAACATGAAGCGCGCCACGCTGTTTGTCTGTATAGCTAGACATTTTTAGCCATATAACGCCTTTTGCCGTTATCCATTAACTCATTATTAAACCTATGCATTGGTAAGTATGATTTTGTGTTGTTATGCCAATATACAACCATGTAACTAACACCTGAATCTATTTGAGTGTTTGTCATGCCAGTTTGCGGTTTATACTTATCCACTATTCGCCACATCTTTTTCATAATATTTTCCAAATTGTAATCAAAATCCACATTAAGAAAGACCCTATCGCATACCCCGCTATAAACAAGCATGATGGGGTATGCGCAGTATAAATCCTTATTAGCTCTATAATTATTTTATCTATCAAAACGGAATGTCGTCGTCTAAAGCTTCTTCTTGCGGGATATGTGGTTGGACGGCTTGTGGCACAGGAAGATTAATTTTTTCTTTTAGCCATTCAGGCAGCGAGTTAAACACATTATCATCATAGTTATCTGTGCTGAACGATCGTAGCGGGTTTGCCGTGGCGGGCGCTTTCATGCCTTTTGGTAACTGTGAAACACTTGATGCATTTGCATAAGTCTTTTGGCCGTCTTGGGTTGTAGTGTGGATCACGTTAAGCATACAGCCAGCACCTAGTATATTGAATAGATCAAAGCCGTTTAGCTCATCTTGAGTAAAAGCTTTCCCCCTCCATGTTACAAGGTCTTTATATAAGAATGAATTTTCATGAAGTGACATGGTGTAATTTTTGGAAATACTAAAAGGCTGTCCTGCTAGCTCGCCTTGAGTGATTAGCTCGTTAGGTAACTCCCAGCTAACACGAACCTTGCGCTTATATGATGTCTCACCCTGGTAATTGACCTCTTGAACGCCTAGATCAATAACACTAAAGCATACTGCCATGTGATTGCCTTGTGGGCAGATTTGGAAATCAAAATTATTACTTTCTTGTCTAACTGTTAAACTCATTTTGTTTTACCTTTTTTAAATTGTTTTAAATGTTAACTTTTCGTAAATTTCTTTAGTCGTTTTAACGTCATCCCGACAATATTCTGCAATCTTTGCAATGTTCCCCTTTTTATATTCCGGCCATACATCAGCGCCGGTCATGCCTTCCATTTTACCATGTATACTAAATACTTTTGCCAAATTATCAAGACTAATTCTTCCATTAAACCCCGCCCATGATTCCATTGTGCAATAAAAATCAGTTCCGTTTCTTCCGTAAGGGTTAAATCCTGATGCTGGCTTAATGCCATTAATAACCGATCTTTTCCAAAGGAATGGCAGGTCAAACTTAGCATTGTGCGCAATAAAATAAGGTGGCCTTTTCAAAGATGAGACGACTTCCCAAAGCGCCACTAATATTTCTTTTTCATTACCAAGAAATGTTTTATATCCATTCACATGAATACAAATACAGCATACCTCACCGTAAGACCCGTCAAATGATGTTTTAAGCCATTTCTGATAGGCTTGTTCTTTTGCCGCTTCCTGCCCTTTCTCATCAATCCAGCGCTGCTTTAAATCTTCCTTACCGATGAACTTATAATCTCCAGCGGACAACCCTATGCTTTCTCCTATTGCCGCCTTGGTATCGAAAGGGCACTTTACAGGATCACCCATAAATCTTTCTATAGCGCCCTCTGATTGGTCAGGAATAGTCTCTATATCGATAACTATTTCCATGGTTCGCTATGCTCCGATTTTATTTGCTCTAGCTCATATTGGGCAGAATAACCCCTATCATAGCTTTCGCCTTGGCTTTGATGCTCAACGCCGTTGCTTGCATCATACATTCCTCTCATAAATTCTTTTTCGTCAAAATCTGTCATTTTATCATTCCCACAATTAAAGCAATAGCAACCCACAAAAACAGACATATGATTGATGCAAATATGCCGTTTATTCGTTTTTCATTTAAATTCATATTAAGACCAATACCCATACTCAGACCTAGACGCAGACCTATACCCATGCCCAGACCTAGACCAAGACCTAGACCCATACTCAGACCTAGACCAAGACCTAGACCAAGACCAAGACCAAGACCTAGACCTAGACCCATGCCCATACCTAGACCAATACCCAGACCTAGACCTAGACCAAGACCGAGGATTATCAAAACCCGCTCTCATTATTCCCGCGTTCATAAGCTACTCCCAGACCTACACGCAGAACTATACCTAGACCAAGACCTAGACCCATACTCAGACCTAGACCAAGACCCAGACCAAGACCAATACCCAGACCCAGACCTAGACCAAGACCAAGACCAAGACCGAGGATTAGACCCAGACCAAGACCAAGACTCACACCCAGACCCAGACCTAGACCCAGACCCAGACCAAGACGCTAAATTATCAAAACCCGCTCTCATTATTCCCGCGTTCATCATTTTTGTTCGGTTGGTAAAGGGTGGTCCCACGGTGCAAAATTTATCAATGACGCCATATTTACGGTGGTGCCATTTGGATATGGCTCTACCTCTGACAATGTGCCGTTTTTAAGGCAGTCATGATAACGGCCTGTATCAGCTACCCAGCTTGCTGTTTTTAGCGTCACAAAATTACCGCAAACGCTTACAACCTCGCCAAGCTCAATATGCGTCACAGTTCTAAACAAATACGCCTTTCCTATCTCAACCGGACACTCACTGGATGCAGATGATTTAAGCTGATTTCCGTCTAATAGATCTAAAATATTTTTAATTTGTTCAATGTTCATAATTTTTTACCTTAGTTTTTTGTTTAAATATTTTAATGCGCCCTTAATGCATCCAGAGCAACAGCCGTTTGAAAACCTAATTAAATCCTTAATTATATTTGAAAAGTACTTACTTTTATTAATTAGAAATGTAAGTGCTTTTTCTTGATTCCCGTTAAATTTAACATTTGCCAATCTGCGTAAATCATTTAAAAAGTTTTTTATATTCATCTTCGCCCAACTCATTTAGTACCTTGCGTTTAAATGCACTACCGAATATGTGCCAATATTGCTGTAAGAAATCTACAATCTCATTATTCATTAAGTCTCACCTGTATACATTTGTATGCCAATTATATTAGTTGACAGTACATACAAATGTCAACTATTATTTGCGCATGTTGACTATAGACGATTTTTGCAAAACAAGAGGCTTATCCCGTTATAGACTGGGCAAGTTGGCAGGCGTAAAAAAAGGTGCTTTTGATAAAAGGGCTGAACGCGGCTGGCTGGCGTATCATACTGACGGCGTTTTATATATACAATCGCCTGTAGAGGGCGGGAAGAAAGAGTCATACGAGATAACGCTAGAGGATTGATACTACTAGCGCGACGGTCAAGCCCCATTTATGGCTGAGTGTTGGGATTGACGCCGGATAACGTAACCGGCATATACCAAAATGGTATGTAAAATTTATGCGATTATTAACATTTAGAACACACAGAAACCTATGATCGACATTTTAGAAAAAATTAAACAGGAAGAGGGCTTTGAGTCCGAAATGTACGACTGTCCCGCTGGTTATAAAACTATTGGTTACGGGATCAATCTTGAGACCACACCGATACCCGAGCCAATCGCCAAAGCGTGGACTAAGCATCTAATCAACGGCTTAAACTTGAATATGGCTGAACATGATTGGTATCGCAAACTGAGCCATGACCGTCGTATGATTATTTTAGATATGTGTTATCAGATGGGTGTGAGTGGCGTACTCCGATTTAAAAAAATGATTACAGCTATAGAGGGTGGAGATTACGAGGAGGCCGCCGACCAAATGATGGACAGTAAATGGGCGCGTCATGATTCACCCGCCAGAGCGTTGAGAAATGCAACTATTATGAGGGATGGCGAATGAACGATTGGAAAAAGATTATATCTAGTGTTGCGCCTACTTTGGCAACCGCTTTAGGTGGCCCATTGGCAGGGACAGCGACAAAATATTTAACATCCGCGCTGTTAGACGACAAAGATCAGGATTTGGAAGATGTCATTTTAAGCGCTAGCCCTGAAAAGCTCGCACAAATAAAAGAAATCGAAGCCAAATTTAAAACCGATATGAAAAAACTTGATATTGATATCGAGTCTTTAGCAGTTAATGACCGTAAAAGTGCTAGACAATTAGCGGCTAAAAACATGGCACCCCAAATAACGCTGTCCTTCCTGTTTATATTTGGCTACTTTTTTATTATTTGGGTCTTGTTTTCTGGCGCTGTGACGATGCCGGAACAAATTGGTCATATGTTGTCTGCCATGCTTGGCGTATTAACGAGTGGCATACCTATGATATTAAGATTTTGGTTTGGCGGCTCTCTACACGATAAAGATCATATGGATAAAATTTATAGGTCTACCCCTAAATCATGAAGAAATTAATTTTTGTATTTTTAACTTTAACTTTAACCGCATGTAGCACGCCCAATTATAAAGAGTGTCCTAAACATGCTAAAACTTGTTATGCATAGGTGAAAACAATGTCATTAGTATCATATATCGACGATCAAATTGAAATTATTCGGGCTGAAGTTGAAAAACTAGAAGAGTCAAAGGCGAAGTATAAGGCCGATATTGAAAAGGCGAAGGAAGCGCTAGAAAGCGTTGATGAGACGCTTAAGAGTGCTAGCCTAGAGGTTACAAAGTGGTCAGAATTGCTTAAGAAGCATGAAGAAGAAATGGAAGCAAAAATCACAGCGGCTAAACTTCATCTTTCTGGCCTCAGTGGCAGTGATGAGGCAAATGCGTTTGTTGACCTAATGATTGCGTTTGACATTGATCTATCGGATGAAATTGCAGTAAATGATGATATGGCAGGGGAAGAGTTGGACTATCACGAGTCGACAGTGGCGGTAGAGACCTGATAACATGCCTGTTAGATAATCTTGGTCTTATAAATGATTGTCTTTCACCTGATTAGCAGCCCTCCATAGTGAGGGCTTTTTTATGCCTATGTATTATATATTTTTAATTTACATCTTCGGTATTCCGAACTAATATATATTCATAGTCAAGGCAAACAACAAATCAGGTGAAAGAAAAATGAGAATATCAAAAGCAATACGAGCATATAGCCGCGCAATACAAGATGCTAGCGCCAAAAGTTATGGTATCTATGAGATTTGCTACTTTAATCTCGATCAAAAAGATAAGATTTTAGCTTCGGCTATCGTAAGCCGCTTAGCATGCCGAAAAATTCTAAGCAGGCGTCAACTTTCTGACAGAAAGAATACTACAACATCAAGCGATAGAGCGGATTGCGTTGCAATACTTGAGATTATTAATAATTCTCAAAGCAATCATTTAAAATCATACATCCCTCTTTTGAAAAAAATATCATTAAATCAGGATATCTATGAAGATTGCGGATCAAGCCCAATCGAAATAATTAGGGGCATAAAGCGCTGCATACAATCGGGAGCATTAAGATGAGTCGTCACGTTAAGATTGTTGCCTTATTGTTAATGGTTATCTGTGCTATGGCGGCTGAACATTCAAGTAGTGTAAAATGCGGGCATGACTGCAAAAACCTTACCAGAGATGACAGCCTACATACAATCACGCATAAGAGCCTATGGACGAAATAATGGGGTTCATGAATGGGATTCGTGCATAGAAATTTATGCCGCAATGGTGGGTGAAAAGGCAGATATTGTTAGCAGGGTGCTAAAGGCAGAAGAAAGGCCAACAGAGCCTATTTTGCGAAGCCTTATAGGTCATATGGACATATCCTCTGTATATGAAACATCACGACTTAAAAGTTGTGACAAGTGCAACCGTGTTACAAAAGAGTATTTATATGTCGTCAAAACAATCTCAAGAGATTAAGCCGTCTCATTTAACACATGAGCAGTATCAAAGCTATTTAGAATTTATGCGGGTATGTGAGGAGCTAAGCGACAACAGGCCTGAGCATCAGGAAGATATGTTTTTGAATATGGATATTGAGTTAAATAACTAACAAGTATATATTTTTTATTTACACCTTCGGAATACCGAAGTAATATAAACGCACAGTCAAGACAAAGGGGAATCAATTGAACCATCCACAAAAACTAGTAAGTCGAGTTTTTGAACTAGCAGAATCTAATGGCTTAAGCCAAGCAGATTTATCAAAACTAACAGGACTTAGCGAGTCAACAATAAGCGAGACGGCAAAACAAAAAACACTACCAACGCTTAAAACGTTTTTAAAACTTGCTAAGGCCGTAAATATGAAAATAGGTGAAGATGATGAGAAATATTTATTGTAAGGCGTTTAATCGAAATAAAATTAGCGGAATAAGGATCGATAGCGATGAGTAATATAATCCAGGGCGACTTTGGCGCAAAACGATGTCGCAACACTGAAGCAGAACAGCGTTACAACGCGCCATCTGTTAGCTTGACTGAGCCTGAATTAGATTTTGAGGCTATTGCTATGTCGGACAGAATACTTGATTTAATGGAAGACCCAAATGCCGTAGATACCAACTTTTGGTATGACTTCTGGGAAGCTAATAGCGATGTTTGGCAAGAAATGATTAGTGTTAACCATAAAGAAGACATAATAAGTCTTGATATTGTGAAGCTTAGATACAGGGTGTCGGTCATGTACAACTTTCTTGAAGCATTGCAGCTATCCGCCGAAGCTCAAGCGATAATGGAGAAAAACGAAGATGAATAATTTAGAGATATTGCTAGTTATTGCGATCATGATGATAAGCATTAGCGGGGTTATTCAATACAGGCAGGACAAGAAAGACAAAGAAGCTATGGACGCGCTAAAAAAAAGATTGAGAGAGGCGCTAGAAAAGCATGACAAAGCCATTTAGAGCCAAGCACAACAAAGATTACATCAAGAACGGGCTAGAAAGTGATAGCGCTAAGCTGGCCAGAAAAGAAAGAGAAAAAGAAGGTGGAAGAGATGAACAAAAAAGAATTGCTAGAAAAGTTTGAAAAGCTTAATGCTGATGCTAAAAACGCAGAATGCAACAACTGCTACAACTGCAACTACTGCAACTACTGCAACTACTGTTACAAATGCAACTACTGCAACAACTGCTACAAATGCGTCAACTGCAACTACTGCAACAACTGCAAAAACTGCCACAACTGCTACAAATGCAACTACTGCGACGAATGCAACAACTGCATTTTATGCAAAAATCTAAAAGGAAATCGCCACGGTTATTGGCTATTAAACGAACTAGTTACAAGAGAAGAGTTTGAAGCAGCTAAACAGGCTTTAAAAGGTGAATAGAGAATAATCATTAGGTTTGTTATAATTGTCATGCGGCTAGGTGTGGAGTAGCTACCCACTGAAAGCCCTTTCCTTGTTCAGGTTGCCGCATTCACTCCTAAGAACAAGGCTAAAATGAATAAGGTGAAAAATGAAATATTCTGGATTTACGCCTAAAAAAAGGCGTATAAAAAATATACTATCTAGCCACATCAAGGGATGTTTTTACTGCGGGAAAGAAACCGAAAACCTTTGCATTGACCATTTTATACCCAAGTCAAATGGCGGAAGTGACCATATATCAAACTTAATGAACTCATGCCGTTCGTGCAATTCGGCAAAGTCTAATAGATCTTTAGAAGAGTTTAGATATTCAATGATGTGCAAAAACTCTAAATTCAAGGATATTCTTTCAGGCCAGCAAGTCATAAAGCTTGAGAAAGTAGGTGTCCATATACCCCTTGGTGGACATTTATTTCATTTCGAGTCTTGCGGCTATGAGCCATTAATAACACTAAAAGATTATTCAGGGGGTGCCGAATGAATCATGTTTTTAACGTTGACGAGGCTGTTTTTTTAGGGCTTGAAAAATCCATAATAATGTCAAACTTTCGATTTTGGCTTGAGAAAAATAAAGCTAATGGTAAAAACCTCTATGAGGATCATTATTGGACTTATAACAGCTCAAAAGCATTGGCTTCAATATTCCCTTACTGGTCGCAACAAAAGATAGCTAGACTTATTAGAGAGCTTGAGTCAGACGGTTATTTGATAAGCAGCAACTTTAATAAGGCGGGATACGATAGAACTAAATGGTATTCAATGCCTGAATATTCCATTGCTCAAATGGAAACAAACCATTGTTCAAATTTAAACAATGGAAAGTTTAATTCTAAACAACCTATACCAGATATAAACACAGATAGTAAAACAGATACTCCATCCCCTCTTTTGGGTGAGATAGTTGATATGTACTTGTCGATAGTGAAAGACAACTGCAATGCAAAGGGCTGCCTAAAGGATCACTTCTTGTCTAGCAAGGAAAGGGTCAAGCCACTGTTGGCTAGAATCTCAGAGAACGAGGAGCATCAAAAGGAGGAGTTCTGGCAAGCCTACTTTAACAACTGCAAAAATATCTCTTGGATACGAGACGGTATAGACGGTGAAGCGGTATGTACTATTGACATGCTGATTAACAAAACAAAGTTCTATCGTAACGTGGAGGCATTCTGGGCATGATCGAACAAGCAGAACAAAGCCTATTGGCTTCTATGATCAATAATCCTGGATGCCTGATTGACGTTTTAGAGCTGATTACTCATGAGGACTTTGCTAGTGATAGGCATCGCAGAATAGCAAGGTCAATTATTGACCTGAATAACGACGGAGCTGTAGACCTGATTGCTGTATCTGAGGCTACAGGCGATTTTGATTACATTGTAGATTTAACGTCTAACACTCATCAATACAACCCGGTAATATCCGCGACTATTGTGGAGAGGGAATCTTTTAGGCGTAAGGCTTTGTGTAAGCTCGAACAAGCGACGAAAGACGTAATCGCTAGCCAATCTATGGATGACTGTTTAAAAGCCGTCAGCGACGCTCTAAGGGGCTTAGAGGTTAAGGTGAAGTGTGAGGAAAGCTGGCAGGACTCTTTAAGGTCTGCTATTGATCGGCTTGATAGTCGAATGAAGGGGGAAGCGCCTCAAGGGTTGATGACGGGTTTTAATGCCGTTGACGATCGATTGAACGGAATCAAAGACGGGAACCTTCGTATTGTTGCGGCTAGGCCAGGGATGGGAAAGACTACGCTTGTGCTAAACGAGGCTATTGACATAGCAAGTCGAGGCGGAAATGTATTATTTTTTAGCCTTGAGATGTCAAGGGAAGAGCTGGTTGACCGGGCTATATCTTCGATATCAGGGATCAAAAATCGAAACATTTTAAGGGGCCAGCTTGACGACGACGATCACGCTAAGCTTTTGCTTGGGATGCAGAAACTAAAAGGCATTGACTTGCATATTATCGATCAGGGCGGAATTGATATTCGTCACGCGGCAAATATCGCCAAGAAGTTTCACCGCGTTAGGCCGCTAGATGCAATCTATTTTGACTATCTACAGCTAATTAGATTCAAGTCTGCTACGAGGTTTGACGAAGTGAGCGAGGTTAGCCGACAGCTTAAGGAGTTGGCTAAATCGTTAGGTGCTCCAATAACTGCACTTTCGCAGCTAAGCAGAAACGTTGAGAGCAGACCAGATAAGAGGCCAATCAATGCAGATCTAAGAGAATCAGGGCAGATAGAGCAAGATGCCGACATTATCCAGTTTATATATAGAGACGATTACTATAATAAAGACAGCGATTACCCTGGCATAGCGGAGATTATCACAAGCAAATTTCGAAACGGCGAAGCTGGAACTGACTATCTTTTAAGTGAGTTGCAATACACCAGATTTAGTAATCTTAATTACGTGCCTCAGCCAAAAGAAAGAGAGCCAGAGTATAAGCCTTACGGGAAAAAATAATGAAAAGAATAGATAGAGAGCTAAGGAGGTGTTTAAAGCGAATTGATATACGTAAGAAAACAAGTTGCTGGTCATATCAAAACTACAGAAAAAATATGATCAAGCTTTTTAATGATGAAAATTTATTCAGTTTAGGTGAAGACAATGAAAAAGGCAAAAGAAATTATTAATCTTATGCTAAGAGGCGAGGCTTTGACTATTGAGGAGGTAAAAACCATTAGTCGTTACCACGCACCGGAACAAATACTTGCTTACATAGATAAAAATTACAATTTAATAAAAACAGATATAGGTGTGGGGAGAAATAAATATATTGTTTATAGTTTGCCTATAACTATTAAAGTCAGAGACATGATGTTATTTACCAATGATAAAGGGTATTTTATATTGCCAGGGGGGCGTGAGGCTTCATACAAAGATGCTTTAAAATGGGCGGGCTTATAATGAAAAAAATACTAATATCGTTCTTTTTGGGTGTTTTATTAGGTTTCGCTATAAGCTGGTATGAGGGAAAACATGGCGACATATTTTATCAGTATGTGGCTAGATGTATTTCTTTTACTGTTGATCAATGCGATTGATTGGCGACTAATTTGTTTAACTGATAAAATATAGGTATTAAAAAAAGGGTTTTCTAATGTCAGAATGTAAATATTGCATGTATCTAAGGTTTAATTTGTTTGTGCTTAGCGTTATGTCTGCCTTGTGGGCTGGAAACGCTTTAGGTGCCGTCGTTGGAGGTTAAACACCCTATAAGGTTCATCGCTTCAACGCTTAGCGGGGTTGTGGCGTTGAACTTCGTATTCACGGCGGGGTTTGTTTATAACAATCTTGACAGGGATTGGGCAAAGCTAAAAGCTTACAAGGAAACGATAAAGAAAAGCGCTCAAGATCGGATAGATGACCTTGAAAGGATATTGGAGCTAGAAAAGGAATTAAAGCGTGTAAATATTGAGCTTAAGCGGCTGGAAGCTCATCAAAAAAATAGGGATGAGCAAGTAAACGACCAGTTAAGGCATATTAATCAAAGGTTAAATAGGTAATGGCGGCATTAGTAGCTAATCTTGATCAAGCAGCGGCGCTCGATAATACCGACATGACTTTAGCCGCAGTTGCGGGCGCTGATTATGCGTTTCCAACTGACGGCGGTAGTCAGCGAGGTATTGACGGCACTACAAACTGTCAGCAGCTTACTAATGAGGGTAACTCGCTTGTAGCTGATGACTGGTATTCTGGGTATGTAACGTTTGCGTCAAAAGATATGTCGAGCGTCGATCAAGCGTTTTGCATGCACTTTAAAAATAATAGCCCGGACTACAATACAATAGCAGATATACGTGTAGCGCTTCGCTCTGGAACTGGCACTGCAAATTGGGGTGTTTGGAATGTTGGCGCTTCCGCAACTATCAAAAACGGCTCATTCCACCCCATTATGATGGTTGGGACTCCCGATTCCGAAGTTGGGACTTTTGATAATACTGATGTGACGGGTTTTGCTTTTTTAGCCCAGGCTAGCGAAACCGGAGGTGCTTTTGGGTTTCAAATGTCGGTAGATCAGCTAGTTTACATTAACGGGCCAGCAAGATGTGGTGATACAGGGTCGCCCTCAACGGTCACGCTTGAAAATTATTTTGATTTACTCAAGCCCACATCTGGTACCACTTACCATAGTATGTTGGTTGCTAGAGCGGGTCCGACTATCGAGTTCGGATTTCCTATTGCTATAGAGTCTGATGATTATGACGACACTAGCGCAGCTTTAGGCATTGCGTTTAAAGAAGATGACGGGATCGCTTTTGGTGTTATGCCAGCAGGGTACTATCAGCTTGATATAACTGGTCAAGCCAGCGGCTCAATTGTAATAGAGAGTGCGTCTTTAGCTACAAACTCAACCGATTTTGATCTCACGATAGACGGTTCCGCGGCAAGTACAAGTGTGACGATGACATCTGTGTTAATGGCAGGGGTTAGAAATGTCAGCATCACGGGTAGCGGTGTCACGATGGAAGGTTGCACGGTGGCATCGCCTTTAACTTGCGAAATAGCTGAAGGAAATCTTGATATAACTATCACTGATAGTGCAGCGGCGATTGACTGGACGGCTGATATTGTGGCAGGGTCAACCATAACTACAGATTCAGACATAGATATTACGTTTTCTGAAACCGATCTTAGCGATATTAATATTGTTGTCACTGCAAATAATACAATTACATTAAGTCCTGCAACTGCATCTGGTACGTATACCTTAACCGGATTATCTAGGGGTGGCGCTACAAGTATTGAGTTTGATAACGCTACAGCAAACAACACATCGTTAAGCGTATCATCCGATATTAATTCAAATAATACCGTGGCAAGTCCGACTTCTGGCGGTGGTACAGTCACGGTTTTAGGCCCTACGGATGACTTGACAGTTAATTCTAGTGAAACGGGGTCTCAGATAATTGTATTTACGACCAATACACAAACAGAGCTAGATAGCGAGGCGTCCGCGTCCCAGTTAGTCTATTCACATGGTGGTGAAACTGTAGATATTACAGTGCTTAAAGATGGGTTTATCCCGTTTAGGCAGACAGGTTTAGTGTTGTCAGGCGACGTAACTATTGACGCTCAACTGGTAAATAGCCGTGAATATGATTCCGGTCATGGATTAACGTATACGACAGATGCTAGCTGGTCACGAACAAATAACGAGCTAACTGTACCAACGTTCGGGCCTACGGTTCAGGGAGTATTTAGCTTGATGATGGAAAGCTTCAGGACTCAGACCGCATTAAGAAACACCGCATTCAATTTAGAGATGGACGGTATTAACACGCTTTATCTGGTTGATGACGCAGAGGGTAACGCAGACTCAAGCATCGAAAACATGACGCGTGGCGGTGTTGGTTACATTAATTCTAGCGGTACAGTCACGGCAGAGTGGTTTGCTGTTTTGTCAGTTGGCGATAATACAGCGGGCGAGACCGGCGAGTATCAACAGATTGATGGGTCAAACACTACAGACGCAAGAGCGACCGGAAATTTTGACGAAATAGTCAAAATGTATGGTGATGCTACACACGGTAATTTTGATTATCGCGGTCATGCCGTATTTAAGTATCAAATCAATGGATACTATCAGGCTCGTATTGATGTTTTGGATTTGTTTGGGTTGTCAACGCTAACGCCAACGCTTTACACAATTCCGCTATCCCCGGCTGCTACAGGCATTGCTACAGGTGATCCCGCAATATCAATCACTATTACAGATCATACAGCCGCCCCAATTACAGTGGGCGGTAAGAGTTTTGATTATGAGGTGGTGGATAACGGCACAAACAGCGCTGAGGATATATTGAGAGAGATTAACTATAACCTTTCTCTTGATGCTACTTACCAGGGCAAAGACCCGTTTAACTATCCCGATATGGTTATTGAGACGGGCGGCAACTATGAATCTGAGTATGGCCGAGTAGAGGGGCAAGATACTACAACGACGTACCATGGTTTTTATGTGTCGAGGTCAAGTTCTGACCATCCTGATTTCACTCGTTTTCAGTCGAATGACGGCACTTACTATACGCCAGCAGTTCAAAATCAGGCGACTATAACTAACTTACCTACGGCGTCAGGAGCAGACACAATGCTTCAAATTTATAATAATACGACCTCAAGCGAGGTTTATGTATCAGACCCCGGGGGAGCTACATACAATGAAATCTACACCGAGGGGACAAATTATTCTGACGGGGACGAAATAAGAATTAGATTTGCAGAGCTTGACGGTTCAGTTTCATTCAAAAGTTTTGAGACAATTGTCACCGCTAGCGCAACTGGATGGAGCTTAAACGCTGCAAACTTCTTAGTTTCTGACAGCGTATATGCCACTAACGCTGTTGATGGGTCGCAAGTAACTAAATTTAATTATTCCGCAGTTGATGACCAGTTCAATTTGGCGGTAGCTCAAAACTTTAGCGCTGCAGAGGTTTTCGCTTTTTATTGTTCAACCTTGACCACTGCCGATGGAATAGAGGGTGCGTATGGGTCATTTGTTGCTGTCGATGA